GTAGATTACGTCAATGGTCTGGTCATCCGTATCGGCGGTATCCAAATCATTGCGCAGTCTCCACTCGTTGCCGGTGTCGTCAGCGCCGCGAGCATTGGAATCTATGCACGCTTCCACCCACTCCTCGTCCCATTTCTCACTAGCCACTTTGGCTTTCAATTGCTCCGGTGTCATTTTCATGACGTGGAAACAGTATGGGGCTTGCTGGGGATCAATAGTCCACGATGGAAAGAATACGTCTTCGTCAGGAGTGAGAGCCTTGATTCGCGGTTGGTTTATAACCTGTCGCGTTATAGGCACGGTGGTCTCGCCGTCCTTGCGCAATTCGCGGAGCATGGCTTTCCCCTTGCTCTTGCTCACCTTGAAGTTCTCTTTGAGTAGCTCCACCAACTGCTCGTCCATTGAACCATCGGCAATGATCTGCGCCATCTCAGGCATGGCGGCGGCAATCTCATCCATCTTTATCGCTTGCTGCTGCTTTAGGTCGTGGCTGTCCCAGTATACGTAGCTGATCGCCAACCCCTGCCCGAACAGGTGATTCAAGGAAAGTTCGCACTGAGTATAGAACTCGCTCATGCGTGAGTTAATGAGCCAGCGTAGGAAGTTACTGATTACCGCCGCTCTCGCCACGTCGTTGCTTTCGGTTGGCGTGGCAACGATGTGAGCGCGTCTTATGGCGTTCATGCACATGGCGACCCTGCAACCGATCAGTTCGTCAGCTAGTCTTACTTCCTGGTCACTTGCCCCTTGCCAAGGAAATACCTCGCCGGTGGAAACCAGGGAAGAGTGCTTCTTGAAGTCGCTGCTCTTACCCGCCCACTGGCAATTTCGCACATCCCAATCGCGTTGGCGGCGGTCTAGCCACTCACCAAGATCGCTCTGCGTAGTCTTGTACGCCTGAATCAGATAATCTACGTCCGGTTCTTTACTTGCGTACAGGAGTTCTGGATCGCTTGCATCCATAGTTGCATTGCAAAACTACAATACGACTCAATAAGCGTCAACTAATATCCACCACCACCCGTGGTCTGGAGCATGTTGTGAGTGACGTATTCCGCGCCACTGGTGACGAGATACCGAATGCAGTCCGGGTAATCTTTGAAATGTTCAGCAGATCCACCGGTTCCCGTGTATTCCATGAGGCTGGTGATGGTATTGTCGCACTGGTCGCTGACGTACAGCTTCGGGCAATTCTTCTCCGTTAGCGGTTCCGCCTCGTCCCAACTGAGCAAGTCGTTTATCGCGGCGCACCCGCTCTCTATCTCCTGTCCCGGCGCGGCGCGAAACACGAACCCCAAGTCGGTCATGCTGTTTATGATGTTACTCGTACCTTCTTTGGTACGTACCGTGGCAGCGCCCATTCGCGGGTCAACTATGCGCTCAAATATTTCCTCCCCCTGCTCCTGATCCTTGAAGTAGGTACTGTAGTCCGCATATCCCCAGCCTAGTGGCTTTTGACCGGGGCCGGGTTTTCCCGTGGAGCGTCCCGCCCCGTTTACGTGGGGCAACGCCCATGCGCCCATCGTCTGGTCTGGGAACTCCCGGTAGACGTATACGTGTCCCGTATCCAGCACAGCCGCCCATATGGCTACCCAGGGCTTGCTTCCGCCGGGATCGCAAGCGAAGTATCGGGTGACCCTCAAAGTCGGATCTTTTATGAACGGTATCTGGTCGTGCGGTATGACGTTCACCTCCCGATTGAACTTCGGGAAGCGTCCATGAAAACTCTTGCTGGGTATGCCGAAGAGTCTGGCGAGCTTCACTTCCAATGACTGCTTGGAGTAAGTGCGGACTAACTCGCCCGAATCTATGAAGGGTGAATCACTGCTCCACCAGTTGTATATTCGGCAATCGGGCCAATTGGCGCTTATCTGCTCCACGGGGAGGTCTCTCCCAATCAGCTTGGAGTACCGCTTCTCCACCACTTCAGCCCCCTTTAACAGCGTGTTTATGAGTGGTGTCCAACCCTGCAAAGTAGTGAAGGTCAAAATCAGTCTGCCGTGAAAGTCGGTCAGGCGAGCGAGCAAAGTGTTGAAAATGTCCTCACTGATTTCTTCGTCACACGCTATGCAGTGCGCATTCCAGCCCTCAAAGATTTGGGCATCCGCCATGTACTGCCTGTAATTATTAAAGAATACCGTGCTTCCGCGCTCCACGGTATCGTCAGACGGCGGCAAAATCATCTTGTTGTCTGAATAGCCGTTCTTCTGGGAGTACAGCAGACTGTGGTTCACGCTCTTCTTGCTGCCACGCTTGTAACGCATGGGTAGGGCGGCGTGCAGATACTTCTGGGCATCCGATATGCTGCGCTCCTCGCTGACGTGCATGGAGCGCAGTTCAGCTTCCGGTATCTGCATCGCCATGTGCATCAACATGCGGGATGCAAAACAGGATTTGGACGAGCGATTCCCTCCAAGTATGACGTGCAGCTTGGTGTCGCCCCACGTTTCCATCACCCTGCGCCAACTGGGCAAAGTCCATCCCCACGCTATGGGATCGTCCTTCTCCGCTTTCGGCTGGTCTAGCAGTAGTCTGGTGAGCGTCTCAGCTTGCGCAGGATCTCGTTCCGTAAGTTCGTCCACCTCGTAGTCGCTCAACGCGCATACCAAGTTTCCCTTGTCATACCTCAACTGCCCTTCGGGCCACGGGATGCCAAAGTACGGGTCTATTTCATCTGCGTAGGTTATGCTAGCCACGATTCACCATCTCACATGCCACCACTAACGCCGCTTCAAGCGTTGCAGCCGGGATCTCCTCATCTCCAACGAGCCAGCTTCCCGTATCCGATTCAAGGTTTCCCGGCTTAATTCCAATGGTTTCGGCCCAAGGCGTTTCACACAGGACGCGCAACCCTTCGCAACGGTATGAAGTGAATACCTCCCGAACCTTCTCCAACGATACTTGTTCCACACCCTAATTGTCGTTGGCGACTTTGTTGTTGAACGCTTCCCATATACGCATCGCGGTGGCGGCATCATAGAGCAACTCGCCGTTCATCTCAGGGCCACCGTGCTTCACCACGTTTCGCAACCATTGGCGAAAGTCATCCACCTGTTCCAATACTTCAGCCGACATCCCGTAACGCAATACGGTGTCCACGTCGTAGGCATGGAAACTCGCCATGCACTTATTCTGCTCCGGCGAGGCAATCACATCCTGTCCCTTCTGCGACGTCGTCATCATGGACTTCCACCCCACATGCGGCACATAAGCTCCATCCGGCAGCGCGCCGCTTATCCAACACTTTGTCTTTTTCATATTCATAGTCCTCGTCCATAGTCATTTCCCCGTCATTAGGATCGTCCCAGACCGCCGCCAGCGCCAGAGCAGTCAATGTTTCAACCCCCTGGACAGCGTCCAAGCCATCCATATTACCGCAATCCAAAATATCATCATGTGGAGTTCCATCCCCCTTCACCCCGGTGTCCCGCCGTTGTGGAAGACGTTCCATGCTTCCTTCCATACCTCGTACTTGGCGTTCACCTTGGTCGCCGGATTCAAATATACGCTGATCCCGCCATCCAACTTCCGCACGGGTATCAAGTACCATACGTCGCACGGCTCTACGTATGCCGCCAATACGTCCACCTCGTCAGGGTTCAGCGGCACTTTCTTCAAGTTTCCGCTCGCGGCCACGATCTTGTAACCCGGTTTGTTCTTTATTTGGGAAGAAGTCCCCTTCACCTGTACGCGCTGTATGCGTCCTGCGGAGTTGGATACCATCAAGTCGTAAATCATGTAGTCACCGACAGGCTCCAGGATGTCCAACCCACGCTTCAACGCCTGTGTGACGAACGCAGCCTCGTACTGACTACCCCTGCGCTTCGTGTTCATAGCGTCACTTCTTTTGTTTCGGATTCCATTTTACGTCAAATAAAGTTCTACTCGGCTTGTTCCGCTCTATCTTCGTGCGAACCTTCTCGCCCCCACGGTACGCCAATTGCTTCTTCCCCCAGAAGCGCCGCATCGCCAAGTCAAACTTCCTCCAATCACTATTGCTGAAGCGCGTTCCGTCAGTCCACGGTGTCTCATCCAGGGAGCGACTGCCGCGAGTGGAGATGGCGTGCTCACTCATCCACCGCTTCCGCCATTCTGCGTCCTATGTACTCCGCTACGGGTACGCTGACCGCATTGCCCATCTGGCGGTAGCGTGGCCCGTCCTTCTGCTCCTCCACCTCTCCCGTGGGCTTCCACTCGTTTCCATCCAACTCCAAGATGCAACGCTTGCTCGTCCAGCCGTCCGGAAAGCCTTGAAGACGTTCACACTCCATTGGGGTCAAACGCCTCACCATAGTAGCTCCACGCATCTCGCACATGCCCTCCACCGTCTTACCGTCCACTCGGTCTAGGGTGGTGTTCATTTGAGGGGTGTCCTCCTGCAACACACCCATCTGCAAATTACTCGTGTCGGACTGCATCTGGCAGTTTAGAGATCCATGCACATCCGAAGTCCATCCAGCCTTGTTGCTGCGGTCAGAGGCAGTAAACGCCACGCCAACTCCTTCCCCACCCTGCTGGGAACGCAAAGTAACGCTCACGTCTTCGGAGGATTTTGGGGTGACGTCACCATTCCATGAGCAGACTACATTAGAGGGGCGACTAGGACGATTCTCGCCCTCTGCTCGCAAACACCCCGAATGCTCGCCTTCCTGCCAATAGCCTTGACCGGTCTCATACATCACCTTCGGCCCACTCGCATTCGCTATCCCCGTGGCAGAGGTCACTGTCGCCGCAGTGTCACCCGTCACCTCGCCGTTGTACACGTCTGCCCCTTGGGCTTGGATGACCAAATCAGTAGCGTCCTTGTGGTCTCTCGCCTTCATGGCGCTTACCGTGCCATCTACCTCGTAGTCGCCAAAGGCTCGCATTCTAGCTACCGCCAGCGTCTCACTACCACCTCCTATGTCTCCTCCCTCGCTTCGGAGCGTTCCACACCCTCGCTCGTATCCGCCATAGCTACTTGGCGTAAAGCCTCGTCCAGTACCGGCGGGAGCACCTTTCCCCGCTTCTCGCTCCGGCGCAGGATTCCCATGCAAGCTTTCCGTGACAGCAAGTATTTGGTCGCAGGATTCACCTCCAAAATCGCTGACAATGAACACGCGCTTCCGCCTTTGCGCCAATCCGAAATATTGGCTGTCGTATACCGACCATCCGATCTCACTAGCCCCGCATTCTTGTAACTCTCGGATGCACCGCGCAAATGCGTGACCATTGTC